GAACGGGGCGGAGGCGAGGGACGGGGAGTTCGGTCCGTTCTGCACTTTCAGCACGGCGGTCCCCTGTCAGACCCTGGCAGGCTTCCTCGAATCCCTGCGGAGGGCTCCGAAGTGATCAAGATCGATCCAGGTGAGATCATAAGGTTCACGTACCAGCACCCGCCAGAGGGAGTGGACGAGGACACGGGTGACCGCTACAAGGAAGTCCTGGTCCTCCACCCGCACTGGCACGGCCGTCTCCACGGGATCGACCTGAAGAGGCTGACCGAGGCGGAGCGGGACGTCCTCTACGCCATCCTGGACGAGAAGCAGGTCGCCGCCGCCAAGGCCGGCAAGAAGCCCCACAAGTTCCCGCTGGTGAACGACATCCTCCGGCGCATGGATCCTCTTCAGGAGATCAAGAACCCGGTCGGATTCTACACCCGGTTCGTGAAGGTCTTCCTCAAGAACAAGGACGCCTACCGGACCTACACGCCGGTCAAGATGTCCGCCGTCACGATCGTCAAGCAATCCGACGTCCGTGGCCGGATCACCAACCCGAAGCCGCTCTTTCACGGCGTGGAGTCCAAGCCCTCGCCGCCCAAGCAGCCGACCGCTCCCACCCAGCCGACCGCGCCGAAGCAGGGCCAGAGCCGACTGGACCTCATTCGTCAGCGCGCGCAAGCCAAGAAGTAACCGTTGGGGATCTGACCCAAAGGATTGGGTACGTATCCCACAATGGCTGACGACCGGCTCCACTCCTGCGGCGGAACATTCTCCCAGAGGATCAAGTCTCCTCCTCCGCCCGACCCAGAGAACTGGAGCTGGGGCTGTACTCCGACAGGCACGTTCAAGTGTGACTGGTGTGGGGTCATGAAGAAGTTCCGCTTGCGGGACGGAGAGAAGAAGGACAATGCCCTCTAGGGTTCTCATCATCGACGGGCTCAATACCTTCATCCGGAACTGGTGCGTCAATCCCACCATGGACGGGAACGGCGGTCACGTCGGCGGCATGATCGGCTGTCTGCGTTCCATCAAGAACCTCGTCAGAGACACCAAGTGCACCAGGGCGGTCATCGCCTGGGACGGCAAGGGCGGGTCCCGAAAGCGCCGTGGCATCTACAAGGAGTACAAGGCGGGGCGCAAGCCTCGGGTGAACCGGCACCTCGACATGGACAACGTCGAGGAAAGCCAGAAGAATCTGTGGGAGCAGCACGCTCTTACCCGGAAGTATCTCGAAATGCTGGGCGTCTGTCAGGTGGAGGTGGAGGACTGCGAGGCGGATGACGTCATCAGCTACCTCTGCTACAGCATGTACCACGACGTGCAGAAGGTCATCGTCTCGACGGATCGTGACTTCTGGCAGCTCGTCAACAAGAACACGATCGTGTACTCTCCCACCCGCAAGGTGTACTACAGTCCGGGCGAGATCAAGGAAGAGACGGGCGTCCTCCCCATCAACTACATCTATATCAAGGCGATCAGCGGCGACAAGTCGGACAACATCCAGGGTATCGCGAACCTGGGTCCCAAGACGGTCGTCAAATTCTTCCCGTTTTTGGCGGATCACGAGAGCAATCTCGAGGAAATCAAGGCGGCTGCGCAAGCCTTGGTACCGACAGGGAAGCGCGAGAAAGAGCTCCTGAAGGCGCTTTTGGAGCAGTGGGAGGTAATTATCACCAACGTTCGTCTCATGCAGCTCGCCAACCCGATCATCTCGCCGCAGTCCACGCACTCGATCCGCCACCAGGTGGGGAAAGACGTGGGGTCGGTGAACGTCAGTGCCATCAAGCTGGCGCTCCTTCGGGACAACATCCAGATACACGACCAAGATTTCTTCATGGTCTTCAACGAGTACCGCGGTCGCTTCACGGCGGATACCAGAGAGGATTCCCAGAATGTCTGACCAGCTACCGGCCAACGACACCTTCGGACCGATGGGGCGCTCCTATCAAGAGAAGGTGGTTCAGGCCGTCATCCAGGACCCGCTCTTCGCAGAGCAAGTGATCGACGTCCTGGACCCGAAGTTCTTCGATCTCAAGTACCTGGAAGAGATCGCCAAGCTGGTCTTCCGTCACCGCCTGGAGTTCAAGACCTTCCCGTCGCCGGACCTCATCGAGATCATGGTGCAGAAGGAGCTGGACAACGACCTGGTCGCCCAGCAGTGCAAGGAGTTCCTGAAGCGTGCCAAGGAGAACCCGCTCGGCGGGGACATCGGCTACGTCGAAGGAACGTCCCTGGACTTCTGCCGTCGTCAGACGCTGAAGGAGGCGATGGTCTGTGCGATCGACAAGATCGAACAGAACGACTACGAGTCGATCTCCACCATCATCAAGGACGCCCTCAACAAGGGCGCGACCCGTGACCTCGGCCACGAGTACATGGACGACTCGGGATTCGCGGCCCGCTCCAAGGCGAGCATCCGGAAGCCCATCCCGACCGGCTGGCAGATCATCGACAAGGAGCTGAACGGCGGCTGGGAGCGCGGCATCCTGGTGACCTTCATCGCTCCCACCGGCGCCGGCAAGTCCATGTTCCTGGTGAACTGCGGGGCGGCCGCGGTGGCGCAGGGGCTCAACGTCCTGTACGTCACCTGCGAAATGGCGGACTACAAGATCGGTCTCCGTTTCGACTCCTACTACTCGGGCGTCGCCATCAATGACGTGCCCAACGAGCAGGAGAAGGTGCGGGCGGAAGTCAAGGACAAGGCGAAGGGAGGGCTCTTCATCAAGGAGTTCCCGACCAAGACGGCCACGGTCCAGACCATCAGGGCGTACATCCAGCGCCTGACGGCCACCAAGAACTTCATCCCGGACATGATCATCATCGACTACGCCGACCTCCTCCGTTCGAGCCGCGGGTTCGAGCAGAAGCGGTTCGAGCTCGAGGGCGTGTACGAGGAGCTCCGGGCGATGGCCCAGGAGTTCAAGGTCGTCCTCATCACGGCGGACCAGACGAACCGCGCGGGTCTCGACATGGAGGTCGTCTCCATCGGTCAGATCGGCGAGGCCTACGCCAAGGCCACCGTGTGCGACGTCATCATGACGATCAGCCGGCGTACGGAGGACAAGCAGATGAACTGCGGACGCCTCTTCATCGCCAAGTCCCGACTCGGCCGTGACGGCGTGGTCTATCCCTTCACGCTCAACACGGCGACGGTCAAGGTCTCGGTGCTCAACCAGGGCGAGGATCCGCTCGCGATCTTCCTGGAGAACAACGACAACCTGAAGAAGAAGACGGCCGAACGCTTCAAGAAGCTCGGCATGGTCGACAACAAGAAGCCCGACTCCAACTAGGGAGATCCTCAGACATGAGCGCTTACTACGAGCCCCAAGGCTTTGCCTTGGAGATCTATAAGGATCGCTATGCCCTTCACGGGGAGGAGACCTTCCACGAGGGCTGCGACCGGCTCGCCACCGTGGTGGCCGGTGCCGAGACCAACGGCAACGTAGTCAAGTACCGGGCGGAGTTCTCGGAGCTCCTGAAGCACAACTACTTCATGCCGGGTGGCCGCATCTGGTACGGAGCGGGCCGTCCCAAGGGGCAGCTCCTCAACTGCTTCGTCATCCCCATCACCGACAGCTCGGAAGGCTGGGGCAAGAACGCCAACGACATGATCGTCATCTCCTCCAAGGGAGGTGGCATCGGGACGAACTTCTCCCCGGTCAGGCCGAACGGCGCCGACATCGCTGGCCACCGCGGTCAGGCCACGGGAGCCTGCAGCCCGATGGAAGGGCAGAACGCCTGGGGCAATGTCATCAAGGGCGGGGGCGGTCGACGGGTCGCCCTCATGTTCTGCCTCAACCTGAACCACCCGGACATCCTCGAGTTCCTCGACAAGAAGCTCGACCTCAAGCAGCTCAACAACGCCAACGTCTCGGTGAACTTTAACGAGGACCCGGAGCTCTTCTTCAAGAAGGTGAAGGCCAAGGAAGACGTCGAGCTCCGTCACGGCGGCAAGCTCTACGGAAAGATCCCGGCCGACAAGCTCTGGGAGCGCCTGATCTCCAACGCTCTCCACGGCGGTGAGCCCGGCATCCTCAACGGCTACCTCGCCAACAAGATGAGCAACATCGGCTACTACGCCGAGCTGCTCAGCACCAACCCCTGCGGCGAGATCTGGCTGACGGCCTACGACTGCTGCTGCCTCGGGTCGATGGTCCTCCCCCGGTTCGTGAAGGACGGGAAGGTGGACTGGGACCTGCTGAAGAAGTCGGTGGCCACCTCGGTCCGCTTCCTGGACAACGTCCTGACGGTGAACAACTACCCGCTCCAGGAGATCAAGGAGATGTGCTCGAACATCCGGCGCATCGGCCTGGGTGTGCTCGGTCTCCACGACATGCTCCTCCTCCTCGGGCTGAAGTACGCCTCGGCCCATGGGCTGGAGATGATCGACAAGGTCATGAACTTCATCAAGGTCTCCGCCTACGAGGCCTCGATCGAGCTGGCCAAGGAGAAGGGACCGTTCCCCGCCTTCGACGCGGAGAAGTACCTGAAGGGCGGCTTCGCCAAGACTCTGAAGCCGAGTCTCCGCGCTCTCATCCGGGAGCACGGGATCCGGAACTGCGCCCTCCTCACCATCCCGCCAACCGGGACCACGGCCCTGGTCTGCGACTGCTCCTCAGGGATCGAGCCGCTCTTTGCCCCGGCCCACATCCGGAAGTTCCGGAAGGGCGACCTGTTGGCCCAGGAGATCGTCATCCACCCGCTCTTCAAGCAGTTTGTCGAAGAGGGGAAGAGCACGAAGCAC